GATGTATCCCTGTTTTGATTGGAGAAGGTAAAGATGGAGACCAAGCAGCTGCTATTTGTTATTCTTATTGGAAAGATAGATTTGAAAATGATAAAGAAAATGAAAGAGTATTATACTCTTATGTATCCGGTCTTTTTGACTTATTGGCGTTCTTGGATGGGATTCCAGTATTCGCAACTCCGGCTGAAGCTGAAGAGATTGCTCAAGTAGCAGGATGTGAAGGATACCACGAACACACCTTGGGTGATTTCGTAGTTTATATGCCGTGTCAAGAACACGAAGAAGCAATGGATTTATTATTGCAAGATATGTTCGAAGAATGGCAGATGTCAAAGAGAAAGTCTTGGAAGGATTTATCAGAAACCGAACTTGAAGATGTATTGTCATACCTTGATTCAGTTGCACAAGATGATGTGTTATTCTCACAAGAAGAGTTTGCTAATAGAGTAAACACTTCAGGCATCAAGGCAGGTGGAGAGAAAGACGCTAGTTTTTTAGACACACCTACGACACGAATCCGTTACAAATACGAAGGTCCTGTTGATAATAAGAATAGAGACTTTTGTCGTGTATTGATGACTCGTTATACTCGTAGAGGTAAGGTGTTCCGTAAAGAGGACATCAACAATATGAGTATTGCTGGAGTCAATGAAGGATTTGGCCCAAGTGGTGTAAACCAATACGATATCTTTAACTATGTGGGTGGTGTGAACTGCAGACATAGTTGGGTAGCTGTAAACTATTCTTTAGTAGATGGTAAATGGGTTGACTCAAATAAAGTAGTTGCTCAATCATCAGAAAGACAAAACACAGGCGATGTAGATACGGAATCTCTACTTGGTCGTTTGTTAGGCCCTAACGCAATCGGTACGCAGTTTAGTAAACAAGAGTTTGCTGATAAGCAGATTGTTGCTGGCCCACTAATGATTCCAAACAAACTCATCTATCGTTATGATGAGATGAACGGAGAATACTTCGTGTATTTCTCTGAAGAAACTATTGAAAAGATTGCATACAAGTATATGCAAAACAAATATACTGATAACACTAACTTGGAACATTCCGAAGAACTTGCATTGAACAATGTCTTCGTTGTTGAGAGTTGGATTGTATCAGACCCATCAAGAGATAAGTCATTGATTTACTCTAATGGGGAAAAGTATCCTAAAGGAACTTGGTACGGCATGGTAAAAGTGAAGAACAAGGAAGTTTGGGATGACTATGTGAAGACTGGTCTTGTGAAGGGATTTTCAGTTGAGGGATTCTTTATTGATGAACTTCTGAATAAAACGGAACAAGGTAGTTTTCAATAGTTATATGTGAAAGAATGGCGAACGGGTGCCAGATACCGAGATACCCCCTTCTGCGGAAGGATATGAGGTTATTGGGTTCGTTCTTATTCAGATTGTTAAACAAACTAAAAAAAGGATTTGATTATGAGTTCAATCAAAGATTTAGTAAAGAAGCATTTCAATCTTGTTGATGCTCCTGCTGAACTATCCTTTGGCGAAGTAAAGACAGCTGATGGTGAACTAACCCTTGCTTATGAGGGTGATGAACTAGCACAAGGTCTTGCTGTTTTTGTTGTGACTGCTGATGGTCAAGTACCAGCACCGGATGGTGAACACGCTCTTGAGGGTGGTATCACTATCGTAACGGCTGATGGTAAAGTTGAAGCTATCAAAGAGTCTGAACCAGCAGAAGTTGCCGAGGAAGAAGCAGTAGTTGAATCTGCACTCTCTGAAGAAGAGATGGCAGAAGAAGGTGAAATGCCAGAAACACCAGTTGAAGCAGTAGCTGAAGAAGTTGCTGAAGCAGTTGGTGAAGAGGTTGCCGATGTAGTTGAAGAAGCTATTTCAGAAGAAGTAGTGGTTGCAGTTGCAGAAGCAGTATCGGAAGCAGTAGGTGAAATGATGAAAAAATACGAAGAGCGTATGGCAGCTATGGAAGCCAAGTTCGAAGGTTTTGCATCAGCTCCAGCTGCCGAAAAAACTATCGCTGGAAAATCCAGCAAGTTCAAAAAAGAGGAAACTCCTTCTCGTAACTCCGCTATGGTAGAGAGAATGATTGCCCTCAAAACAGGTAAAAACTAATAAAAAAGAGGTATTATTATGGCATTTGATATTGCTACATTAGACGCTTTTAACAACGAAACAGCCGGTGAGTTGTTCGTAAAAGCTATTATGGAAGGTTCTACTGTTGAGTTCGCTACTGTAAAAGAAGGCGTAAAGTACAAAGAACCTATTAACTTATTTGAAGTAGACCTTGACATCGTAGATGGTCGTGGTTGTGTAACTGCATTGGCAGGTACTGCTTCATTTGCTCAACGTGACATCGAAGTATGTCAGCGTTCTTCTCACGATGGATTGTGTCTTCGTGACCTTGACACCAAGTACATCGGTGTAATGCAACCTAACGGTTCTTACAACGAGTCATTTACTTTGGTTCAAGAGTATTCTTCACAAATCGTTTCTGGCTTCCAGAAAGCTAACGACCAGTTCATCTGGGGTGCTACTACTGGTGCTGGTGACTGTGTTGATGGTTTGAAAGTTATCATCTCTGGTTCAACTTCAGGTGTTGTCGTTCCTGCTGCAGGTATCGAAACTCCAAGTTCAACTAACGCTGGTGACCAAATCGACTTGTTGTTAGAAAACTTGGCTGCTGATGTTCAAGATAGAGAAGACTTGGTTGCATTTATGTCAATCACTAACTTCCGTAAGTACTTGACTTGGTTGCGTAACGAAAACAACTACCACTTCGATATGAACGCAGTTGCTGCTCGTGGTAACTATATGAGTGTTCAACATCCATTTACTCCAAACTTGACTATCGTAGGTACTATCGGTCTTCAAGGCTCTAACCGTATCGTTATGGGTCCTTCTAAGCAGTTAGTAATCGGTACTGACTTGTTGTCTGATGTATCTAACTTCCAGTTGTGGTACGACATCAACGATGATAAGTTGAAGCACAGAGTTGTTACCAAAATGGGTATGAACATTGCTTATCCAGAGTTCTGGGTATCTAACGATTTGGCCTAATCATAGTTGAATATAATAAAAGGAGATAAGATATGAGTACTTGTGATATTACATCAGGATTTACCCTCGGTTGTCGTGACAACACGGGTGGATTAAAGAACATCTATATCCTCTCTGGTTCTATTAGTTCAACGAGTGGTACGACCGGTTTGATTGATACGATTACTGGTGACGGTACTCTCTACAAGTTCGAGTTAACACGCCAAACAGGTGATTTCACCGAGGCAATCAACTCAAACGTAGAGAACGGCACTATTTTCTATGAGCAAACTGTAAACGCGCCATTCCACAAACTTCAATCTGCGACTCGTAACAAGGTTAGAGTTCTCGCTAAAAACCCAGATATCAGAATGGTTGTTGAAACCAACAATGGTTCTGAAGATGGTGTTGGCGTATTCTTCTTGTTAGGTCAGACTCGTGGATTGTCATTGAGTGGTGGACAAGGCCAGACAGGTACTGCTTTCGGTGACCTCAATGGATACACTCTTACCTTTACAGGTCAAGAGCCAGAGCCAGCTAGTGAACTTTCGGGTTCATCGTTGGTCGGTGTCCTATCGGGTATCAGCGTAGGCTAAGATTTATATAATGTAATAGAGGGGGTCTTCGGACTCCCTCTTATTACTATTTAGTAAGGAACTTAATGATTTACCTATACGCATCTTCATCAAATACTACGACATTCACACCAAGTGGCTCATATGCTGATGGTACTGGATTCGTTTTAAAGTTTACTGATAGATTTACTAAAGACTCGTTCTTTGCCCAAGGAACTGGTAGTAGAAATGATAGATGGTTCTCTTTAGAAGTTGATGTAACAGGTTCGTATGTATTAGGTACAAACAAATCATCAGTTCCGTTGAAGGGTGGTAGTTATGATGTAAATGTTTACCCCATAACTGATGTGTCACCTATATGGGATTTAGAAGATGTAAACTGGGAACTTGAAACCTACGATTGGGATGAAACCGTTGTAGCTATTTCAGTTTATGGAACTGAACCAAGAAAATGGGCACAAATGGGTAGTTATTGGTCATCAGTACCAGGTCTACCTACAACTACGGGCAACGGTATATTGACAACAACAGCGTTCGTTTCAGAGAGCATCAGTAGGACAATGTATACTTCTGCTAATGAAAACGCAGCTTATGTAGTATATAACGGATAAGATATATGGAAAAGAAAAAACACAAGTTTACTATCATTCCCAAATACGGAGAGTATTATTATCCGGATGGGATGGTATTTGAGGATGATAAAGGGGATGTTGTCTATTTTGGACAAGATAACAAGTTCCCACAGCAACTTATTGAGTATTACCATAAGTCATCCGTTCATGCTACTGCAGTTAATGCAAAACACCAAGCAGTCGTAGGTCAAGGTCTTACAGGTCTTGATGAAGGGTTATTAGAACTCGCAAACAAAGAAGGTGAAACTTGGAACGACATCTTCACCAAAGTAGCTTTAGATAGAGTTCTCTACGGAGGATTTGCTCTTGAGGTTATTTGGTCTAACGATAGAACAAAGATTGCTGAAGTCTATCACGTTGATTTCTCTTATGTCAGAGCACATAAGATGGATGAACGAGGTAATGTTCCTGGATACTATGTATGGAGAGATTGGGCTAAATCAAGGTCAATCGTTCCTAATAAAAAAGATATTCCTTATCTACCAAAGTTCTCTCAAAGAGATAGAACTCAACCATCACAACTTGTTTACTTCAAGCCTTACACAACTGGCTTGGACTACTATCCATTACCAGATTATATGGGTTCGTTAAAAACTATCGAGTTGGATGTTCAGGTAGATAACTTCCATAATAATAACTTGAAGAATGGTCTTGCACCTTCACTCGCTATCACAACCTTTACGGATGCTGATGAAGAGGAAAGAAATGCTATCGAAAGAATGTTGTCAGCTGCATACTCAGGCACGGACAATGCAGGTTCTCTAATGTATATGGATGTGGCAAATAGAGACCAAATGCCAGAGATTGTACCAATCCCACAAAATGGCGCTGATGGTTATTACACAACAGTAAACGATATGGTGACTCAAAAGATTTTGACTGGTCACCGAATCACTTCTCCTATGTTATTAGGTATCAAAACCGAAGGTCAGTTGGGTGGTAGAAGTGAACTACTTGACGCCTACCAACACTTCTTGACTACCGTGATATATCCTATGCAGTCAGACATTTTGAAGACATTTGAACGTATTTTCAAAATCAACGGAATCGACACTACATTGGGTGTTGAACAAGTAAGATTGTTCGATGATGGTGAAGAAACTGATGTAGTAACATCGGTTGAAGCAGAAGCTGGAGAAGACCTTATTTTAGAAACTAAAGCGGAGGGTGTACAATAATGACTACTACTTTATTCATATCAGAAAACAAGTTGAAGAACTTTACTGACTTAAACGATGCACTCGACCCTTCGTTATTGAAGAACGCTGTTAGAGAAGCACAAGATATTCACATCCAAAGAATGTTGGGATACAAGTTATACCAAAAAATGATTTCGGATGTGGACTCATCATCACTTACAGGTAACTACAAGACCTTGATGGATGAGTACTTACAAGATACATTATTGTATTGGGCATACTTCGAAGCACTTGAAGCTATTTGGTTGAGACCAAGAAACAACGGATTGTTGATTCCTCAAGGTGGCGCAGAGGCTTTGGCGGTAGACTCAAATACTTATGATAAGAAAAGACAATCGGTAAAGAATAAAGCTGAGTGGTACTCTGAAAGAATGGTTGGTTGGATTATAGATAACGAGACAAAGTTCCCAGAGTTTGGAACTGAAACTGGTATGGAAATCGTTCCTGACCAATCATCTCAACTTAAATCACCTTTCGTTACTCGTAGAGGTTACGCAGACCAAATGGAGAAACTTGGTGTAAAGGTTGTTGACTCACGATACAAATACCTACCACAATAAGAGGATAAACAATGGGATATAATCTAACAACAGAAAGAATACAAGATACCTTCCAACAACTACTTCAGATTAGTGGTTCAAGTATTTTGGATGGTACGGGTAGTATTGCTGCAGTATCAATCACATCAGCATCTCACGCTGAGTACGCAATCACAGCGTCTTACGCTCTAAATGGTGGAGGTGGTTCTGCTACTTGGCCGGTGAGTGGTACTCCAAGTGGATTGGTAAGTTCATCTGCTCAAATCGGTACTGATATTAGTGGAGCATTTACATCTACTTCAGCATCTTTAGCCGCAGGTATTGCAACTAACAAGAGTGATATTGCTACCAAGTTAGCAACTTCAACATTCACATCATACTCTTCTTCAGTATCAACTCGTTTGACTACTGATGAGGCAAATATCACTACAAACGCAAGTGGTATTACATCACTTACATCAGCTACTTCATCTTACGCAGTAAAGAGTTCTAACAACTCATTTAGTGGAACTCAAACATTTGATAATATTGCAGTAAACGGAACGGCAAGTATTGGTTACTTACAATCAGTAACTGGTTCTGCTAAAGTAATCGGTGATGCTTACATTATTCTAAACAACGATACACCTGCTCAAAGATACGCAGGGGTAGTTGTACAAGATAGTGGTTCAACAAACAATACGGCATCATTTGAGTTTGATGGTCAAACTAACGATTGGTTCTACGAATATACCGATGATGGTGGTGCAACTACTGACCACGGTGTTGTTATGTTCGGTCCAGAATATTCAACCAAAGGTTCGCATGTATACCCAACTGCAAATACACTTGTAAAAGGTAATGGTGGTCACCACTTGGAAGACTCATCTATTACTGATGATGGAACTATTGTTACTATTACAGGTGATGGTAAGGTAACCAATAACTTATTTGCTGCTGGTGCTAACACTAAAACAGGTAATAGAAGAGTTGCTTTTGGTAACTCTAACAATGTAAATGCTGATGATAGTGTAATCATTGGTGGTGAGAGTAACACTATCTCAAGTGGATACAACGCAATGATTGGTGCAAGTGGAACTACTATCTCAAGTGGTGACCTTTCCACAGTAGTTGGTGGTTACCAACATACTATCAATGGTGGTGCTAGAAACGTAACTATCGGTGGTGAAGCTGTAACTAACAACCAAAACTACGCAATCGTTCTTGGTCGTAAATCATTCACTACACCAAGTCCATTTACCACATATACTGCTAACTTGGATGTTAGTGGTTCAGTAGTAGTTAGTGGTTCAGTTTTAACTACGGGTCAAATCTACTCACCAACATTTGCTGGAACTATTGCAAGTTCTACATCATCAGTTGACTTTGATAATGGTAACTTCGCTACATTAAACTGTGCATCTTCAACTTTCTTGGCTAACCCATCAAATCTGAAGAGTGGTACAACATATACAATCATCATTTCAAGTGGTTCGTTGATTTCAGGTCACGGAACTGCATGGAAGTTTAGTGGTGGGACTGCACCAACTTACACTAACGGAACTGATGTTCTTACTTGTGTGAGTGATGGAACTAACTTATACGCTACGGCATTGACCGATTTCCAATAATATAAAGGTAAGGTAAGAATATGGCAACATACAATCTAACAGGACAAAAAATCAAAAACACCTACGGGCAACTTGCTCAGGTGGATGACTCTAACAAGTTGGTGGATGGTCTTGGTAACGAAAAACAAATCGTTACTTCAAGTATCTTAAACTTTCCAACGGAGGTATCTCGTTCAGCTGCAGAAGCTGGGTTTGGTGCTGGAGGTGGAGGTGGTGTATCAGAAGCCACATTTACTGCATACACTTCATCAAACGATACTAAAGTAGATGCATTGATTGCTGCAACGAGTTCTTACCTAACATCACTTCCAAGTGGTGTGGTATCTTCTTCAGCACAAGTTGACCTTGCACAGGCATACGGAACGGCAGCAAACGCAACATCAGCACTAACTGCTAACCTCGCTATATCAGCATCATATGCTACAACTGCTTCATACGCACTGAATGCAGGTGGTGATACTGATTGGGCTGATATCTTAAACAAACCAAGTGGTTTAGTAAGTGGGTCATCACAACTACCACAAATCGCAACGAACACTTCAGACATCAGTTCTTTGACTGCTGCAACGAGTTCTTACCTCACTTCCTTACCAAGTGGTGTAGTTAGTTCATCTGCACAAGTAGACCTCTCTCTCGCTACGGGAGTTGCGGCTAACGCTACTTCAGCGTCTCACGCAGTTCAAGCTGATAGTGCATTGAGTGCTACATCAGCAACAACTGCTACATCAGCATCTCACGCTACATATGCTGAAACGGCTGGAACTGCGACATCAGCCACTACTGCTACAAGCGCTTCTTACGCTACAAACGCATTATCTGCATCTTACGCTCCATCTACACCAGGTGGATTAGTTGCCGGTACGGGTACTGACTCAATGAGGTCATCAGATGCATTGACTACTACTCCGGCAGTTGCAAGTGGTGATTACACTATCGTACTTGGTGAAGGTGCTGCTGCAGGTGGTAACAATGGTGTTGCTATTGGTCGTTCTTCGGGTATTGCCGGTTCACAAGATGGAATAACTGCGCTTGGTTATAGTGCAAATCCAGGTGACTCTTATGGTGTTGCTATTGGTGCTGAGTCAAGAGGTGGATATCAAGGTGTTGGTGTTGGATTTGGAGCAAATGGTTCTAACTATGGTGTTGTCGTTGGTGGTGATGCTAGTATAAGCTCACAAGAAACAGTAGCAGTTGGTGCTGGTTCTAATATTGATGGTTCTTCAACAGGTGCTGTTGCTATTGGTCGTTTATCAAATGTTGACACCTCATTAGAAGGTATTGCTATTGGTCACAAATCAAGTGTAACTGCTAACTATGGTATCGCTATTGGTAGTGCATCTATTGCAGCCGGTGAAGATGCAATAGTTATTGGTCGTGGTAATAATGTATCAGTTGAAGATGGTATTATCATTGGTGCACTTTCTCAAGTAACTTCAGCAGGTGGTATTGCTATTGGTAATAACTCAAATGCAAATAACAACTCCGTATCACTTGGTAGAAACTCAGCTGCAAGTAATACACTAACAATCGCTATTGGTTACAATAGTGCTGCTGGAAATCAAAGGTCAACTGCAATCGGTGTTGGTGCCGGTGTAAGTGGTGATTACTCAACTGCACTTGGTTTCAATGCAAGTGCTGGTGGTACAAACGCAATAGCACTTGGTTCGGGTGTATCTACTTCAGCATTGAGAGCTGTTTCACTTGGTTATAGTTCAGCTGCAAATGGTGATGATAGTATTGCTATTGGTAACAGTTTGACATTAAATAATGCAAACGAAATCAACATTGGTGGTAAGTTTAGATACAACGAAAGTGCTACTGCATCTATTTCTTTAGGTGCTGCAGTAAAAGTTCCAAGTGTAACTATCACTGATAGTGCTGGAACAACTGCTGTAAATGGTGCATCATCTAACTATTACTACTTAAATGCTGCAGGTGCTACAACTACCATTGCAAACCCAACATACTTACAAAATGGCGCTACTTACACATTCTTGATTGATGGTGGATACAACGTATCTTGGGGTTCTGATTATAAGTTCCCTAATGGTTCAATACCAACACTAACAAGTGGTTCAGATGTAATCTCGTTTGTTTCTATTGGAGGAAGCTACCTTTACGGAACGGCACAATATAACTTCTCATAAGGAGGAACTATGAATACACCTTCTACATACTTTGATGGTATAGATGATAGTATGACCGCACCTACTGCTAGTGGTGATACATTAGTATCAGCATCTATGGGTGATGGTTATCTTGTATATAAATGGACTTATGATGGCACACCATCCGATGGTCAGTTCATACCAACCAAAACGGCAAGATATGAAATCTTTATGGTTGGTGCTGGTGGATGGGGTGGTAACCAAACAGGAGTCCACGGAGGTGGTGGTGGAGCCGGTGGTGGTGTAGTAAAAGAAAGTGTAATACTACAATCCGGAACAACATATTATATTCAAGTTGGTAGAAACCAGTATGATGCAGATGAACTTTCACATAGTAAAATAAGGTCAGGTTCGGATGTAGGTGGATACACGGATTTGAGAGTTGCATTAGCAGGTGGTAGAGGTGGTGAAGGATTTGTAGACCCAGACCAAGATGGCGTAGATGGTGGTTCAGGTGGTGGTGCTGGAACGGGTGGTTCTGCTGGAGCTGCATTACTTACTAACTTTAATATTGGATACAATGGTGGGTCTGCCGCTTCAAGCAAAGGTGGAGGTGGTGGTGGCGCCGCAAGTATTGGTCTAAATGCAGGTGGTACCCCGTTCACTGCAGCCGGTGATGGTGGAGCAGGTGTAACCAACGATTGGTTTGGAAGTGTATTGTATTACGCTGCCGGTGGTGGTGGTGGTAATGGTGATAGCTCCTACCCTGGCGATGGTGGAGCTGGTGGCTCTGGTATTGGTGGTGATGGTGCTAGTGTTGAAGGTTTAGGTGGTGATGCTACAAACCCTACTGCTGATAGAGGTGCAGGTGGTGGTGGAGCTGCTGGGTCATTTAACGAGTCACCTGGCTCAAATGGTGTGGTAATGATTAGAGTAAAGGTTCAATAAGATGGATGTGAAGGATAGTGTAGCGAACACGGCAACAATGGGTGGTATCTTTGCATACCTAATGCACTTCCAAGGAGAGTTAACTGTTCTTCTATTATTAACAGGTCTATTACTAAACATCACTCGTTTGGTTGATTGGTTTAGAAAAAGGGATAAGTAATATGTTTACACCAATAGGATTTTTTGCACCACAAGGTGGACTGCCAAACATTGTAACGACTGATTTAGAGATTTGGGCTGACCCAAACCACTCTACACTTTCATATACTTCAGGTGTAACTGAAGGAACTATTCAGAACCTTGCTGATACTGCATACACTATATCATTTGGTAATGTAACTGCAACTCCTTATGATAGTTCCCCTATCTCATTTACAACAGGAACCGCTGCCGGTGGTGAGAAATACTTCCTACCAAATGGTTCACATCCTTATGGTAATGATAGTGGTAGTAGTGACCAAGGTTTCGTAGACCTTGAAAGTCCATATAGTATGGACGCTTGGGTGTATTTCCCAACAGACACATCAAACCCATATCACTACAACTTTGATACTGCTGTAATGAATGTAACTTATAGATGGCCTAATACTGACCCAAGGTCGTTTGCGTATGTTACTCATCGTAGATGGTCTGATGGCACGAATAGATACAAAATCAACAACTTTGGATTTAGAAACGATGCTAATACTGAAGTAGAGGCCGGAAGTGCTCCGATAGGTTCAACTGCATATAACGATGGAAACTGGCATCATTATTGTATTACTGCAGGAGGGGCTGGTGGAACTGGTAAGTTCTATATAGATGGAGTAGACCAAGGATATAGTTTGAGTATTCCTTCAGGAACATCTACAAACGCAACTCTAACCTACTTTGGTGGTTCAGGTGGTGGTGACTATCGTGTTTATCAAGGTGGAGCAAGAGGTGGTTCATTTAGATGGTATTCCAAAGAACTATCATCAGCTGAAGTATTACAAAACTACAACGCTGAAGCAGGAACATACGGGTCATAAACCTTCTCACCACAATCGGTGTCTCTATATATGTCAAGCCCCCTCGTGGGGCTTTTCTTTTGCGCAAAAAGAAACCACCGACCCAGATGAACTTGGAGGGTGGTGGCTTCTTAACCAAAAGTTTTAGGAGAAACAAATGGTGGCTGATTTCCACAAGTCCCTACTACTATATTATATGTCTCAAAAATAAATGTGTTACTTTTATCGTTTATTTCGGTTTTTACATATTTATATACGGAGGATAATAAGATGGACAATATGAATCTGTATATACAAAAGAACTTTAAAGAGATAAGAACAAAGGTTAGAAAGGTGACAAAGAATCACCAAAATACCGATGACTTACTAAATGATTTGGTTTTAACTCTATTAGAGAAACCACACGAATACCAACAAGATTTGCTGGATAAGAATAAGGTACAACATTGGTTTACCTCAGCTGCACATATTCAAGTCAATAGTGCAACATCACCTTTCTTTTACAAGTATAAATCTTTTAATATGAGAACGACACCATACGAAGAATGGATGCCTGTTGAGGAAGAAGAAGATACTATTCAAAAAGCAGAGAAGGTGAAGATGTATATCAGTTCTCGACTTGAAACATATAATATATATGAACGTACTTTGGCGACTGAACATATTATGAACCAAAAGTCATACTCTCAAATCAGTAAGGAGTATAATATAAATCGTAGGTTTATAAGTGAAACGATTACTCCAGTAAAAAAAGATATATTCAATAAAGTTAAAGAGAAATGGAATATTTGAGTTACATAGGGGCATTGTCCCTGATAGGTGGGTTAGGGTATCTAACTTACCTTATGGTGGTTAAAATCAGATGGAGAAATCCAATCAAACGATACATCAAGAAAGTGGTATTAGATTATCTAAAGGAGTTGCAGAATGACTGATAAGGTACTTTGTAAAAGATGTGAACTAACAAAAACAAGAACCGATTACCACATCAAACCTAAAACACAAAAGGGTTTGTGTAATCGTTGTTTTGATAAAGTAGAAGAAGAGAATGATTAATATTATTGGACTTGCTGTTTTAGTGAATATGTTCACTCATTGGTTCAGACCGATTCAATGGGTGAAGGAAAAGGTCGGATGGTATCGCCTGCCTGAAATGCTTTCGTTTCTAAACTGCACCAAATGTCTTGGGTTCTGGACTGGTCTTGCAGTAACACAAAGCCTCTTTCAGGCGGCAACCATCTCTTTACTTGCATATTGCATTGATAACTTAATATATTACATAGACAATGGAAAAGAATGAGCTAGATAAACTCGTAAGACAATGGTTAGAGGAGAAGAAGACACGACCTTCTCGTGTCAATAGACCTCTTACCTATACACTCTATAATGAGTTGCTTACACCAAAGATGAAGAGGTCAGAGAAGGATTGTACTTGTTTGGACAGGGACACCGACCTAAAGGTTACAAGATGGATTGAAGACAAGTATGAACTTGACCCTCTACCAATCTCATCTAACGTAAAGATTGAACTAAAAGGACTAACGGCTGAAAAACCAAAGAGAACTCGTAAGAAGAGTACTCCTAAAAAACCAGCCGATGAAGGGACTACACCTGAATGATAAAGAACTAATCTATAATGATGGTTCTGCTATATGGGATTATATGTTTGAAAACCAAAGATTACCAAACACTTGGGCTGACTATGAAGAAGTTGAGCCAGAAATGGATTGGTATGATGAAGGGATTGAATGGTTAACTGATGAACTTCTCGATGGAGAAATCTTTTCAGTATTTGAAGATTATGAAATCTATGCATTCACATCGTTAGGTAGACACGCAAACTTGAAGAAAAAGAACTTCAAGGCAATGACATTACAAGGAAACACAATCGCTGGTAATATTACAGGTGGTGCTTTCTCAATGTCACGAATGGTAAAAGATAAGTGGAACATTACACTTGACTATACTAAACTACCATACGAGTGTACTAAACATATAAAAACAACAAATGCTTCAAAGCATCTAAAGGAATGGATTGAACAAAATGGGTAGAAAAGTGGGAAATACAAACGATAGAAAGAAAGCAATGGTTGCCGATTGTATGAAACTTATTGCTAAAAAGAATATTAGACATCGTGACTGGGTAGAACACGCTACCAAGTCTTATGATATTACAGTTCGTAGAGCTGAAATGCTGTGGTCAGATGCTTGGAAAGAGTTGAGAGCTCAGTTTGCAAAAGAAGCTGAACAAAACTTGATTCAAGCCGTAGCAAGGTTGGATGATTTATATTCTGAAGCTGCAGATTCCGGCTATGACTATAATAGTCGCATCAACATACTGAAAGAGAAACATAAGTTATTAGGTCTACATACTGAAAAGCAAGAAATCAAACAAGAGGTGAATCTGCGTTTTGACTTTGATGAGTAAAAAAGTTTACTGAAGATTTGGAAATGTAAAACTTATTCCGTATATTTGATATGTCAGAACAAGTTTTATTAACTAAATAACCAAGTAAATGATTATTCAAGAGGTTTTTATGGTATTAGAAGATGGTTGTGTAATGAATGTGAACACAGGAGCAATACAATGGCCATCAAGAAACAAGAGAGGTCAGAAGTATTTCATCCTTGATGGGAAGTTTTACCTTCAAAGAAATCTATTAGAACTATACCGAGAGAAGAAACGAAATGGGAAAGTATAAGATTTATCATATTTCAGGTGTAAAGATTGGAGTATCAGTAAAACCTAAAGCCAGAGTTGAATCACAAGGGTATGTTGATTATGAAATCCTTGAACAACACGATTGTATCTATAAGGTTTCTGATAGGGAAATAGAACTGCAGAAAGAATATGGATATGTTGTTGACAAAACTCCATACTATAAGTTTATGCAGAATAGAAATACCAAAGGGTCTCTTGGTAGGGTAAATAGTAAGGAGGTTCGTAAAAGAATGAGCGATGCGGCTAAACGAAGAAAGAAACAAGGTGCTGCAAAGTTGACGCCTGAAAAAGTTATTTACATAAGAAGTCAATATGCTACTGGTAAGTATAGTCAAACAAGATTGGGTAATGTATTTGGTCTTACTCAAACAGGCATATCTCGTATCATAAAAAAACAAAGTTGGAGTAAGTTGTGATAGTAACCGGATTCAGACCACATAAGAAACAAAAGGAGATTATTAACTCCGTATTGAATGGAGATGAGTTCTATCATTCAGTTGTAGTTGGTAGGCAGTTCGGCAAAACGCTGATGTCTATCAACTTACTTATGTATTTTGGTATCAACAATAATAATGCAAAGATACTATGGGTATCGCCTGTATATTCACAGGCAATGAAGGTATTCCAACAAATCTATCAGTCATTACAACCTGCAGGTCTTGTGAAGTCGGCTAACAAAGCAGATTTCATTATTCAACTTGTAAATGGTACAACCATATGGTTTAAGTCAGCAGAACGGCCTGAAACCATTCGTGGTCTCTCTATCAACTATGCATTCATAGATGAAGCACAAGATTGTAAGGATTTGGCTTGGAAACAAAGTATCCTACCTACACTTACTGCAGCTGGTAAGAAATGTATCATAACAGGTACACCAAAAAGAAAGAACTGGTTCTACGACATCTTTATGATGGGCAAGTCAGAGAACCATCCGAACTACCGAGCATACCACGGAAGTTCAGTTGATTCACCATTTGTATCAGCTGATTTTATTCAAGAGCAGAAGAGAACCCTACCACCAAAGATATTTAAACAAGAGTTCTTAGCCGAATGGCAAGAGAACGAAGGTTCGGTATTCCAAGGATTGGATTTAGTATGTATCAATGAACAATGGCCTAAAGCTGATAATAAGTTGAGGACATACGCTGGATTGGATATTGGTACTAAAGGTGACTATTCAGTACTAACAGTTATTGATGAGATGGGTAGGGTCATATTTATTTGGCGTGATAATAAAATAGAATACTCTCAAATCGTAGATAAAGTAGTAGAGGTATGTAAACATTACAAGGTAAATGACTTACTTGTTGAGGTCAATGGTCCAGGAGACCCTCTCTACGAACAAATCAAGAAGAAGTATAGTAGAACCTCACCACTCTTCCAAACCAATCAGACAAAGGAGAATATCATTCGTAGACTGATGGGTGACATTCAAGATGTATCATTGGAACTACCATCACATAATCTATTCCCTACTCTGGCTGAAGAGCTAGAGATATTTGAATACGAAGTCCTACCAAGTGGAAAGATACGTTATACCCACCCACAAGGATTCCACGATGATACAGTCCTATCACTTGCAATCGCAAACTGGAATAGAACAAATCCAAAAAGAGGTGGGTCAATAAAGATTAGTAGTTTACGATAGACTATTTATAAAGGTAGTGAGATTTCGTAACCCTCACTACGCTTTTATGTAATCTAACGAATACATAGCACTTCAGTAACTATGGAAGACCCCCTTGATGCACGCTTGGGGGTTTTCTTTGCCCTAAACTTTACATAAACTTTACATAAACTTAATGATTTGGTAACATAGTATGTTTGGTGGTTTGAAATATATTCACTACATTTACTATGTAATAATGAGAGATATGAAATACTACCACACATTACCATTATGTTTTTTACCTACACAAGTTGACTTTGGTGTATTTACACCACACAACGGAAACATATGGTTGGATACTGATAAGACCAAAAGTTATTTTGGCTCTGATGCAAGAAGTCTTTATGATGATATGGTTACATTAGAGATACCATTAGAAAACCTTGACCCAACAAAACTGACCCACCGAAAGGAAGCTTGGATTTCTAAAGAACTCAATGCTGACTACTGGCAATACTTTGGTGAGTTTAGTATGAGTAATGTCATTATACACTATGCAGATTACTAATGGATAAAAAATGACCAATAATAGGTAAGAAATGATTTGGATATACAAAATATATTTCGTACTTTAGTAAGGTAATAATGAGAGAGATAAAAACAAAAGTTATGAAAGAGATTGAGATTTTAGACATTGAATGGCCTATCAACGATGCAGAACTACCAACAACGCTAATACTAAACGATTGTGATTTAGATGGGTTTGAAGATGTAGATGAGTTCCTATCAGTAGTATTCTACGAAGAGTATGGATTAGAGCCAACAAGTTATGTCTATAAAGTAAAAAGATAACATAAACTTTACATTAGAAGTTTGGAAGTTCAAAACAAATGTCGTATATTAGTAATATAAATCAATAACAAATAAGAAATGAAAGAAAAACACACATCCGAAATCGTTGATAACTTCTTGTATCAACTCGGTAAACGACAAGAGTATCTAATAGACTCTTCAGACCAAATCCACGATGACCACGATGTTCCCTATGGTAATAGAGGACTAGCTGGCAGTCTTCCTTGGAATGCTGAACGGGTTGTTCAAATCATCAACGGAGAACTTGATAAGATTGAGAAGATACTCAAAGGTGTAAATAAACTAAACAAATAAGAAATGGAAAACTACAAATCATCTTCCTATTACGCCGGTGGAACTCACGCTGGTAACTCAACTAAAATAGTCCACACCTTGTGGAACGAAGAACTCAATGGTGGTGTTGTATACCACACATCAGTCAAAACATCAAAGGTAACCAAGATGTGGTTACAGTTTGGTAGTGGTACTAACATAAGTGTTATTCCTATTGATAAGAATACCGACTACGAATACGCTATTGAGATGTTAGAGAAAACTTATTCAGTAATCAGTAATCAATAACAAATGGAAACACTAACTCTAACATTCAACGGAACATCTTATGTGTTCCTAAAAGACAACACCAACCAAACTTTCAAGGTGTTTGTAAATGGTGAACTTGTAAAGGCAATGATTGATGCCGATTTCTTCCCTACATCTATTATAGAGGCAGGTGAGTTTATCCTTGAGTATGAACTATAACAAAAGTAATATGGAAATATATGACCTTGCCCTCAGCGACCCAAAACTCAACAAACTCATAGATACACTTGTAGAGTTGAGAAACCTTCACCAAGAGTTGGATGATGAACATCGTGACTTATCTTACAAAATGGGTGACTTTTATAATGTTGATGTTGATGATGACGGTATGGATTTGTATTATGAGTATGAAGACCAACAAGCCTCACTCCAAGATGATATGAGTAGAACTGAAGAGGATATGAAACGACTAATCGCAGAATATGCTTCACTAAACCAAAAGTAATATGAACGAAGAGCTAAAACGAATCCTTCGTGAAATGGCTACGAGGATTATAGATTTAGAAACTGAAGTGGAGATGTTGAAAGAATCTCTCTTTGATAAATCAGACCCTGACTTTGGTAGATACAAATGATTTGCCAACTGTGGTGATAGATTATATAATATAGTATGAAGAAGATATTAGTAATACCCAACTACACTTACTTTGGTGTAAGTAATGATATCAATAGAGATAGTTTCTTATTGGTATTCAAATCATTTATTGAGAACACATCAAAGGATGTAGAATATCACCTACCCTATCCACATAAGAATAGACCAGGCATTATCAACAAGTTTGAACATCCCAATGTAGAAATGTTTGATATGGGAGACTTGACCTCATTCGCACCAAAGATGAGAGTTCACTTCCCCTATCGTTTCTTTCAGAGAATGTTACAAGACCACGAGTATGACTACATATGGTCACACCTTCCGGAATGGACAAACCAAATCGCTGTAACAAGGATTTACAATAAGTCTCAGCCCATCTATGGTTATTCACATTGGTGGGAACTAAAAGACAATGGTGCACGAAGCCAGAATAGTTTCATCAACAATATCCAAGGGATACTACATATGGAAACGTGTGGAGTAAACTCAAAGTGGGTAAAGAACTTGGTGTTAGAGAGAGCAAAGGAATACTTCAATGATGATGTAATCCAAAAGTTAGATACCATTATCCAACCACATTATCTTGGGTTCGACAAATATCGTAAGGGGAAAGAAAAAAATCCATCGATTTTATTCAACCATAGAGATGACAAATACACAGGCGCAGAATGGTTCTTCAAGCAAATGGGTAAGTTGTGGGACAAACACAAGAACTTTGAAGTTATCACTACCCTCAAAGATAGAGAAGAACCTTGGGTAAGGTATGTAGGTCATTCAGATAGAGGAGTGTATCTAAATAATATCTCGGAAGCTAGTTTTGGTGTAGGTACATTCAAGAACTATTCCGCATGGTCGATGTCAGTTCAAGATGGAATGTCAGTAGGCGTCCCATATCTCTTACCTAAAGGACTTTGTTACGAAGAGATGGTAAAGGATAGTTGTTACCTATACGAGGATAGAGAGGACTTGATAACCACCATAGATATGATGTTAGATGGAAGGCTAGATATGCAGTATGGCAGATTTGATGTAGATAAAATCAAGTCAGATGTAAGGAGAATGAGCTGGAAGAATGTTCTAAAAGGATGGGATATTCCTTGGCTTAAATAACTAACTCAGCTCTCTCCCTTCTTCGGTGGTGGGGGGAGACTTACGCAAACTCAATGAACCCCTACGCAGAATAAATGAGCATAAAAAAGTTTCATAAAAACTTGACAAAGATTTGGAAATCTAAATATTTATTTGTATATTTGTAAAGATATTGTTTTATAATAGTTCTCTAACGTGGTTTTTAGTAACTGCTTTACCCACAATGAGAGCTTAGATTGAGGAGGAGGTTTGTTTTGTTTTGTTCCTCCTTCCTCTTTCTAACAATAAAATGGAGAAACTAATGGCTAAACTACCTACACCTGATTTTGTAAATGACCCAAACCTTGTTCAAAAGTTTGGAGTTCGATGGATGGATAAGTTCTATCTATACTACCCACCATCAAAAGCATACAACTTAAACCCTGGCAAGTACGACATTGACTTTGCTTGCATCCCTGAAATCAACGAGAGTTTCATTATCTCACGATATGGATTTGCAATCAATACAGCGCAGTTCTACGACTTAAAAGAAAAGGGATTTGCTCAATGGAAGATTGGAGATGGTGTATACTACCCAATAGGTGGTGATGGTAAGGTTGGTATCTACAATATGAGAGATGATAACTACAAGAAGGGTGAGGTTATCAGATACGATTATAGAACCCTATGTGACAAGCATCTCAAGTCATCACGCAAACATTTAACTGATATTATCTCTACTTCAAAGTTTTGGTAATCAACATTAAGATTTAAACATATAATATTATGTAAGGTCGCTATTACTTTTTCCTATATTGGTATATCTTTGATTAATCATCTTTTATAGGCCTTACATTCTCCGTGCTGGGTATTACTTATCAGCCATTAGTTCCCCAGTCGGTTTTCCCTGAACCCCATTTCTCTCCGAGGTGGGGTTCTTTCTTTATATACAATCAACATTTAGTGATAAGAATATAATATAGTATAAAGGACACAATATGGCAAGTAAAAAGATTAGAGTAGAGCTACCAGAGTATTTCACCATTTCTCATTACAAGAATATGGGTTCGTTTGAGCACTTGGATGAAGTAGAAAAGATTATTGCTTCAATCGTTGCGATGACTGACTATTCTGAAGAGGAAGTGATGACTTGGAAGATGGCAGATATGTTCAAGGTATACAAAGGTGTAGAATCTATCTTGGGTGAAATCAACGGAGAGTTCTATCCTGTATTTGAGTTTAAAGGTGTTACTTATGGTTTCCAGCCCTTATCCAAGATGACGGTTGGTGAGTATATGGATTTAGAGAGAAGGTTAGATGACCCTATCGCAAACCTTGAAGAGATTTGTGCTATCCTATACCGACCAGTAACGAACGAACACTTTGATTCATTCAGCTGGAAAGCCAAATCATACATCAGACACCTTATGGGGAAGCCTGATGACTTATTTAAGATGTATGATGTAGAGGAGTATGATACGGAGAAAAGAGACTGGAGGGTAGAGATATTCAAGGAACTTCCTATTGAGTATGCCCTTGGTTCGCTACATTTTTTTTTGCATTACTTCATTCAGCTAAACAAAGATTTAGTAATCTCTTCCCCAGACCTATCGCAGGCACAGAAGGAAGCGATGATAACGATGTTAGACCTCGTGATTCTGGACCTTCAATCGCCGAACACTACAAATGGCTCTACATATTCAGAAATATTGACTCAACTAAACTCCTCCACATCAGCGGAGCAAGAACCCTAACGGAGATAAACATACTATTTATGTTTAACTGGCTCTCTATGGAGATGGAGATTAACAAAGAGCAGGAAAGACAACAACGACAACAGGAGATGTTACACCGATGAAAACATACAAAGATATTATTGACAAGTTTGAGAGAGCCTCCAACTACCATTCATATTTGAAATGGTTTGGCCACGGAAGCTTAGACAAACTGAATGACATTCCTAACCAGCCCTACCCATTACTATTTGTTAGACCAATGGGTTCGCCAGGTGTTCAGCCTTATGGACAACGCACTCTAACCTTTGAGGTGTATGTATTGGATATTCCAAAGTTGGATAGAACTACTGATATCCAAACAATGTCGGATACTGAAAGAACCTTATACGATGTATATACCTTCTTCAGAGATGGCGCTGACCAACAAGAGTATGAAATCTCAATGACAAGTATTACTCCAATCCAAGAGGCATTCCAAGATAGACTATTTGGTTGGATGGGCTCATTTAATATTATTACTGATTCTCACGGACTAACTATCTGCAATATCCCTACTAACTTATAATGAGTGACTTTGAAAACATAGAAAGAGTAATGGAGGAAGGTGCACGAATGTATGCCGATGCCATCCGTAACTCTGCTATTGAACAAAGATTATTCAAGTCTGGTGAACTGGCAAGGTCAGTCCAAGGTGAGACATA